TGGGATTAAAGGATAATAAAATTATTATGTGAGTTTACTCTCTATGCTACATACCATATGATGTATCTATAAAGAGAATCAGAAAGGAATACGAAATGAAAACCGCATATATGAGTGAATGGGAAATCCAACAGATGGCAGAGGCAGCTTTGATTTCTTTTGAGGGATCATCATCTTGGAGCAGAGCATTCGATGCCACCGTTGAGTTTGCAGCTGATGAATGGGAAATCAAAGCTACCAAAGCTCAAGCTGCTACTGCCGTAGCTATCGCCAAGACAGGCTGGCAGGGAATTAAACAAAGCGTCCAGAAAATTATTTATCGTGAGGCAGTGTAATGACCCGCAACCAAATCATAAAAAAAATCGGCAACCCTCACCTGAACTTATACACTGGTGAAGGTTACTTCTATTTTATTTACGATACTGGAAATATCAAAGACTATGCTGACCACAGTGTCTATTCTTACCGACTAAATCATATGTCTCTAGACCAGTGGGTTGATGAGGGTAATGGTTTTCTAAAGGAGGTGGGAGCATGACCCTCGCTGTAACCCACTGCCCAAACTGTAAGAAAAAACTACAGGCTAAAGCCTCAAGACCACACACAGTCTATGGCTTTCCAACAGTCAAAAGAAGGAGAGTGTGTCAGTCTTGTGACTTCAGAATATCAACAATAGAATTGCCAATCGATGTAGGTAATTCAATTTTTAATGAGGAAGATTAAATGCTAATATCACTGATAGGCTTTATAGCTGGAACAATTATTGTCGCAATGATTATGTAATAAAGGAATAAATTAATGATACTTAAATCTTGGAAATTTAAAGGCTTCGAGGCAAAACAAGAAATGCCAAAGTGGCTGCAGGATAACTCAAGCAAAAGACTGGGAAGTCCAAACCTATTTGTCCACACACAAGCTGGTGAAACCCCAGTGCAAACTGGTGAACATATCGCAATCTCCCTCAGAGGTCACATAACTGTCCACGATGATAAGCCAGATAATATCATCTTCCTCACAAAAGAAATACTCGCAGGAATTGCATTCACAGTGGCTGTTGTCGTTGGAGTTGTCATAATGCTCGCTTGGTGATAAGCACAGGCACACACACTGTCTCGCAAACTAGGCCCACTTAGGTGGGTCTTTCTTTTTTGTGCATTCTGCATTACATTAATAAAAACACAGCTTACCACTGCAAGAAAGGTTAGAGATGGCAAAGAGTAAAAATCCAGTCGGTAGACCTAAGTTCGAGATCACTGATGAAGTTCTTGAGAAGACAGAACTCCTTATGGCAAAGGGTTTAACGAAGGAACAATGTGCTGGAATGCTAGGCATTCATACATCTACCTTCATGCTTCATCAGTCAGAAAATTCGGAATTTTCGGAAGCTATAAAAAGGGGACAGGCTCTTGGCATTGATGCCGTGACCAATGCTCTCTTCGAGAATGCCACTGTAGAGCGTGATAATACTGCCATCATCTTCTTCCTGAAGAACAGAGCAGGGTGGGTGGATAAGCAAGAGATCGCAGCAACCGTGGAAACAAACCACGTTATCGATTTAACAAGGATACCTGATGAACAGCTCAAATCTATTGAAGCAGCATTTAGCAGGGCTGACACTGGAGAAAGTGCAAGCAGAGCGCTATCGTCGTTGCCTAAAGACGTTTACGAAGGCAGCTTGGCCGACGATTGAGCCTGGTGTACCATTCCTAAACAACTGGCACATAGACGCAATAAATGAGCACCTCCAAGCTGTGATCGAGGGTGATATCAAACGCCTGATCATCAATATACCTCCACGGCACATGAAAAGCCTCTCCACCGCTGTTATACTCCCAGCATTTGCTTGGACTAGAGATCCAAGTATGAAATTCATGTACGCATCCTACGCTGCCTCACTTTCGATCAGAGATAGCACCAAGTGCCGTAGGTTAATCGAGAGCCCTTGGTATCAGGCTCACTTCCCAGACATCAAATTGACTGATGACCAGAATCAGAAATCCAGATTTGAAAATACAGCTTCAGGAATCCGTTTGGCTACATCAGTCGGTGGTGCAGCCACAGGGGATGGTGGTGACATAGTGCTAATTGACGATCCTGCCAGTTCTTCTGATGCTCAGTCTTCAGCCATGAGAACCTCTGTCATGGAGTGGTGGGACCAGACAATGCAGACACGTTTGAACGATCCAAAGACTGGTGCATTCATTATCATTGCCCAAAGGCTCCACGAGCAAGATCTATGTGGTCATATACTTTCACAAGAGCTAGGAAACGACTGGGATCATCTTATGTTGCCAGCTCGATACGAAATAGGCCACCCTACGCCAGTCAGGTCATCTCTAGGCTTTACAGATCCACGCACCAAGGAGGGTGAGCTTCTCTGGCCTGAACGCATGGATGAAAAGACAGTTTCCAACCTAGAACAGTCTCTGGGCTCTTATGCAGCAGCTGGTCAGCTACAACAGCGTCCATCTCCAAAGGGTGGTGGTATTCTCAAGGCTGAGTGGTGGGTTCCATGGGAAAGTGATGACCTACCTGATATTGAGTACGTCCTACAGTCGTATGACACTGCATTCAGCACCAAAGAAACTGCTGACTACTCAGCTCGCACAACTTGGGGTGTTTTCAAAATGAATGGTCAGATGAACGCCATAGTTCTCGAAATGTGGTATGATCGAGTGAGCTATCCTGATCTCAGGAAGATGGCACAAGATTCATATGAGGAGTGGCAACCTGACACAATCCTGATCGAGAAACGTGCATCAGGTCAATCGCTACTCCAAGATTTACGTCAATCTGGATTGCCTGTACTGGCTTACAATCCTGATCGAGACAAACAGGCACGAGCTCACGCATCGTCTGCACTTTTGGAAGACGGAAGAATTTGGTATCCAAAAGGAAAAAAGTGGTGTAAAACTTTGATTGATACCTGTGCTCAATTTCCTAAAGGTCACGATGACTTAGTAGATACTTGCACTCAGGCATGGCTGAGATTAAGAAAAGGGTGGTTTGTTACTCACTCAAATGATTTTGAAGAAGACGATTACGAAGAGAGAAGAAGGATAACTCTGTATGGCTAGAGAACCAATTTCAATTCAACAATCCATAGCTCCCTTCTCTGAGACATCTCCTGCTGATGATTTGCAAGTTGAAGAAATTGGTGATGACGTTCTCATAGGAGATCCAGAGCTAGACAATATTGTCGAGACAGACAGCAACTTTGACGCAAACCTTGCTGAAGATATGTCCGACAAAGAGCTTAACAACTCAGCATCAGAACTTATATCATATTACAACAATGACCGTGAGGCTCGCTCAGAGTGGGAAGATCGCTACAAGATGGGTCTCAAGACTTTAGATCCTGACGGTGGTATGGAAGAATCTGAGAATGAACGTGCCACTCGTGGTCTATCAATAGTTGTGCATCCAATGATCGCAGAAGCTGCAACCCAGTTCAATGCGAAGGCTATTGCAGAGCTCTATCCGTCAGGTGGTCCAGTTAAGACTGTAGTTGTCGGTGAGCCAAATGAAGAGCTTGAGGCACAGTCTCGCAGAGTTCGTGAATATATGAACTACCAGATTACGCAGGAAATGCCTGAGTATTTCCCTGACCTCGATCAGATGCTGTTTCACCTTCCACTGGTTGGTCAGACTTTCAAGAAGGTCTGGTGGGACGCTAACCTAGATCGCCAGTGCAGCCAGTTCGTAAAGGCTGAAGACTTTGTGGTGGCTCCAGAGAGCAAGGATCTCTACACCTCACCTCGATATACTCACGTTATCCGCATTCCAAAGAACGACTACAATCGATACGTCCAGTCAGGTTACTATCTGCCAAGTGACGATACAGGTGGTGATATCGATCCATCTGGCGATACAATCGGTGAGATCGAGGGTGTTGATCAGTACGGTGATGATTCTCAAGATCAGGTAATGACACTGCTTGAGATGCACGTTTATCACAACTTCGAGGATGATGTTGACGATGACGATAGCAATGCTGTTGGCATTCCATACGTTGTCACTGTCGATTACGATAATGAGAATATTGTCAGCATACGCAGAAACTGGCGTGAAGAAGACGATAGGAAAATTAGGAGGGATTGGTTTGTTTCTTATAAGTTCCTTCCTGGTCTTGGTTTTTATGGCTTTGGCTTATATCATCTCATTGGTGGTCTGGGTAAGGCAGCAACTGGATCTCTACGAGCTCTCTTAGATTCTGCAGCGTTTAGCAATATGCAGGGTGGCTTCAAGTTACGAGGTCGAGTTTCAGGTGGTGAAGTTCAGGTCAATCCAGGCGAGTTCGTTGATCTCGATGCCACTGTTGACGATGTCAATAAGGCGATTATGCCACTGCCATTTAAAGAACCCAGTAGCGCATTGTTTAATCTGCTTGGCTTTATCGTAGATGCAGGACAGAGATTTGCCAGCACTGCTGATTTAAATGTTGGGGACGTAAACCCAAATGCACCTGTTGGCTCGACAGTCGCACTTATTGAGCAGGGTTCAAAAGCCTTCTCAGCGATTCACAAACGGTTGCATTATGCTCAGGGACAGGAGTTCAAGCTACTCGCTGATTTGAATGCTGAGAACTTGCCTGAACAGTTTACGTTTTCATTGATAGGCAGTAGCTCTGAAATAATGGCTGCTGACTTCAATGATCGCATTGATATCCTCCCAGTCAGTGACCCCAACATCTTTAGTTCTGCCCAGCGCATTGCACAGGCTCAAGCTATCTTGCAGATGGCTCAGTCAGCTCCTGAGATGCATGATATGTATGTTGCCTACAAACGTATGTATGAGGCGATTAGAATACCGAATATTGATGAGATCCTAAAGAAACCAGAAGACGCTCCACGACTAGATCCGATTGATGAAAATATGTCGATCATGTATGGCAAGCCTATTCGAGCGTTTATTGATCAGGAGCATGAGGCTCACATTGCTGTCCATATGCAGTTTATCAAAGATCCGTCACTGGCAGGTAATCCTGGTGCTGCAGCGATGCAGCCAATACTGATTGCCCACATAGCAGAGCACGTTGCGTTGCTGTACAGGGCAAGAATGGAGGCAAGTGTCGGTGTGCCACTTCCACCAGTTCCAGACTTTGGCAATAAGGATTACAAGGTTGAGGATATCAATCCAGATCTTGATCGCTTGATTAGTCAACGTGCTGCACAAGTGGTTCAGGAAGCTCCACAGATGAAAGAGATTGCAGCGATACAATCTCAAGGTCAGCAGGGACAACAGGCTAACCCACTGCAATATGCACAGCAACTTGCCCAGTTAGAGGCAGAGGCTCTGAAGCTAAGAACTCAGTCACAGATACAGGCAGACCAAGCCAAGGCGAAGTCTTCCATTGAGATCAAACAGGCTGAAGCACGACAGGACATGGAGATCTCTGCAGCGAAAGCTCAAGCAGATTTACAGGCTAAAGTATTGAAGCTGGAGGCTGAGTTGCAGTTGGAGCGAGAAAAGAATCAAGCTAAAATACAAATGGAAGCAATGAAAGATGGATGAGCTTTTAGCCTCGATAAGACCTATTAATCCAGCTGCATTTGGCGGTTTACCACAAGACAGCCCACCACAGAACGAAGCTCCATTTGACGCAAGCCAATATTTAATGCAGAGAATAATGCAAATGAAGCAAGGTAAACTTGGTGCGTTGGGCAATGTCATGGCTGCAATGCCACAGCCTAATCAGATGCCAAGTCAAGAGGGAGTAGCCACAGCATGAAATATGGAGCTTTAGATTCTATTCCAAGGCAAACAACTATTG